TCGCCAACCCGTTGTCGGTGTTCGGCGATCCTTATAGCGAGGCGGCGGACTCTTCGGACTGGATGCAGGCGCACATCGTCAGCCGCATCAAGAAAGAAGATTTCGAGGACAAGTATCCCAAGGCTGAGTTTACCGATTTCAGCGCTGCGCAATGGGTCAACATCCGCGAGCCGTGGAACGACGGCGACACGGTGCAGATCGCGGAATACTGGAAGCGCGAGCCGATCCAGAAGCGCGCGGTCATGCTGCAAATGCCCGACAGCGAGGACGGCGTTGGCGAGCAACTGATCCTGATGGCCGACGATCCGGCTGCGAAGCAGGCGATGGAGCTTGGTGCGCAAGTCATTGCCGAACGCCAGGTCAAGGCGTTCAAGGTCTGCCAGTATGTCGTCAACGGCGTCGAGCTGCTGGAAGAAAACGACTGGGCCGGAAGCTACATCCCGATTGTCCCGGTCTATGGTGACGAGGTTAATTTCGAGGGGCGCAGGCATTTCCGCTCGCTGATCTGCGATGCCAAAGACCCGCAGCAGAATTTCAATTACTGGCGCTCAACTGCGACGGAGACGATTGCACTTGCCCCGCGCGTTCCGTTCATCATCGATGAGGACGCGATCCCCAAGGGCGAGGAAAAGAAGTGGTCAACGGCGAACAGCAGCTCGCACCCGTATCTAAAGGTCAAGAAGGGCGCGGCATGGTCGCGTCAGACTTCCGCGCAGATTCCGACCGGGATCATGCAGGAGGCGTTGAACGCGGCTGATGACATCAAGGCCGTGACGGGCATTTACGACGCTTCGCTTGGGGCGAGGTCGAATGAAACCTCAGGCGTCGCCATCCGCACGCGCCAGATGGAAGGCGACATTTCGACCTTCCACTTTATCGACAACCTGACCCGCGCAATCCGCCATTCGGGCCGCATTCTCGTCGATCTGATCCCGAAGGTTTACAATACGGAGCGGGTTATTCGCATTCTCGGCGAGGACGGCAGCGCCGACGCCAAGCCGATCAACGCGCCGTATCAGGTCAAGCCCGCAACGGACGACCAGGACGCGATCATGGCGATGCACGATCTGAGGGTCGGCCGCTACGATGTGACGGTCACGGCGGGGCCGGGTTACACCACGCGCCGGCAGGAAGCCGCCGAGCAGATGATGAACCTGATCCAGTCCTATCCCGACGCGGCTCCGATCATCGGCGACTTGCTGGCGAAGAACCTCGATTGGCCGGGCGCGGACGAAATCGCGAAGCGGCTGGAGAAGATGCTTCCGCCGAACTTGCGCGATGACCAGGGCGGCGTCGATCCGGCGATCCAGCAGCAGCTTCAGCAGATGGCCCAGGCGCTGCAAATGCTTCAGGGCGAATTGCAGAAGGCGTCGGACAAGCGCGATCTCGACGCCGCCAAGGTTCAGATCGACGCATACAAGGCCGCAACCGAGCGCATGACCGCGATTGCGCCTGCGTTCGGGCCGAACGAAGTTGCCGCCGTGGTGCGGCAGACGCTCGCCGAAGTCGCGAGCGAGATGCTTCCCAACGAGGAAGCTGCCCCAGCCGGGCCAAGTCCGTTCGGACAGCCCGCGATGGGACAGGCAGCCTAACCGAAAACGAGGAACCATGTCAGAGATTGAAACGGCAGCCAATCCGGCTGGCGAGAGCGAGGCCGTGCAGGACACGACACCGGCAATCGACCAGACGGAAGCTCAGACCCCAGCCGAGGGAACGGGTGACGAGGAAGAAACAGACGGCCTTGATGACCTGCTGAAAGCCGCGACGGGAGCCGACGAGGCCAGCCCGAAAGCGGTCGAAGTGGAGTATGAGGGCAAGAAGTATTCGCTTCCTCCTGAGCTGAAGGACGCATTGCTGCGTCAGTCGGATTACACCCGCAAGACGACCGAAGTTGCCGAACAGCGACGCGAGGTCGAAAGCCTGAAAGCGCAAGTCGAACAGCTATCCACGGCCAGCCATGAGCAGATCGAGGCGGTTATCTCCGCCAAGACCGCCAAGGCCAGGGTCGATGCGTTGCTGGCGACTCCAATCGAGGGCTTGAGCCAGGACCAGATCAATGCCCTGCGGCTCGATCTGGCGGACGCGGAACGGGCTTATGCCACGTCAACCGTGAAAGCGCAGGAAGCGGCGCGCAAGTCCGAGGAGCAACGCGGCCAGCAGTTTGCCAAGGCCGTCGAAGCTGCAAGGGCGGAAGCCGCCAAGCACATTCCGAACTTTTCCGATGCACGGCTGGCCGAACTGGGTTCCCTGGTGAAATCACTGGGGGGAAGCCCGGATGCGGTCAAGCAGATCGCCGATCCAACGGCGCTGAGGGTGCTTCACCTTGCGGACATCGGGGCCAAGTTCATCGAACGACAGCGCCAGGCCGGCAAAGCCCGCGCAGCGCAGGAAGTTCAGCCCGCAGCCGAAGTTGGCGGTCAGAAGGCGACCGGAGCGAGGAAAGACCTTGTTCGCGACGCCGACAAGATGAGCGCCGACGAATGGCTTAAGTTGCGCAACGCACAGCTCGCGAAGCGCAAGTAACCAACCCCCGGATAGCCACGCTGTGAAGCGTCGCGTCCCAGCGCCCCTTCGGGGGCCAGAAGGAACCTAACATGGCGAACAATCTCCTGACCCCGACCGCAGTGACCCGCGAGGCGCTGCGCATTCTCCACCAGAAGCTCAACTTCGTCGGCTCGATCGTCCGTGACTATGACGACAGCTATGCGAAGTCGGGCGCGAAGATCGGCGACACGCTGAAAATCCGCCTGCCCAACCAGTACGTCGTTCGTTCGGGGGCAACCCTGAGCGCACAGGATACGGTCGAGTCGAGCGTTTCGCTTCAGGTGGGCACCCAGAAGGGCGTCGACCTGAACTTCACCTCGGTCGATCTGACCCTGAGCCTGGACGATTTCTCAAAGCGCATCCTTCAGCCGGCCATGTCGGTTCTGGCTGCGAACGTCGAGGCCGACGCCCTGTCGATGTATAAGGACGTTGCCAACTCCATCTGGAACGGCGGCAGCGCCGCGACGATGGCGAAGGCGCTGGCCGCGCGCAAAATCCTCCAGGATCACCTTGCGCCCGCCAACGACCGCACGGCACTGGTGAATACGCAGGACATGGTGGACGTTGTTACCGACACCAAGTCGCTGTTCAACGCGCAGTCGGAAATCGCCGAGCAGTATAAGGAAGGCTACATGGGCCGCGCTGCCGGATTCGACTGGGCCGAGAACACGCTGCTTCCGGCGCACACTCGCGGCGCTGGCAATACGTCCTATACCACGGACACCCGCACGTCGGCGCTCGCCACGGACGGAACCCAGTATAGCTCGATCACGGTCGCGACCGGCACCGGCACGCTCAAAAAGGGCGATGTCATCACCATTGCTAACGTCAATCGCGTTCACCCGGAGAGCAAGGCGGACAGCGGCATTGCTCGCCAGTTCGTCGTGGCTGCGGACTATGGGGGCGGCGCTGGCGCGGTGTCGATCAGCCCGGCGATCTGCCTTGGCGGCGCACAACAGAACTGCGTCATCGGCACGACCAGCGCGACTGCGGCGATCACCATTGCCGGCACCGCTTCGACGGCGGTCGGAACCTCGCTCATGTTCCAGAAGGAAGCGTTCGCGTTCGCGACGGCCGATCTGGTCATGCCGCAGGGCGTCGATTTCTCGGCGCGCGAGGTGATGGACGGCATTTCGATGCGCATCGTCCGCGCTTACGACATCAACAACGACAAGTTCCCTTGCCGTCTCGATGTCCTGTACGGCTACAAGACGCTGCGTCATCAGCTCGCTTGCCGCCTGCACAACAACTAAGCGTTCGGGGCGGCTCCTTAACGAGGGCCGCCCCTTTCCTTTGAAGGGGGAGGGATGGATTACAATTCGCTCGTCTCGACGGTTGGACAACGCCTTAATCGCGATGCCAGCCAGCTTCCCGTCGCCGATTTTATCGCGCGCGCCGAGGATGAGATTTTCGCCAAGCTCGCATCCGACCCGCTGCGGCCGATGCAGAAGATTTCCGAGCAGCCGATAACGACCAGTTCGTTCAACGCGCCGACCGGCTTCATTGACGTTATCGACCTGTGGGCGTCGGACGGAACCGAGACATGGCAGATGGTCAGGCTCGGGCTTGATGACCAGTCCGATTACTATTCGACGCAAGCGCTTCCGTTTCGCACGCAGTATGACGCGACGAAGCTGCGCCATTATTGGCTGATCGGCTCGACCTTCACGCTTCCCGACACGCCGGCCAGCGCGCTCGACATGACGCTGCGCTATTATGGCAAGCCGGGCAATCTTTCGAGCGGCAACCTCACCAACTGGATCATCGATAGCCACGGCGACGTGTATGAGTTCGGGACGCTGATGCACGCGGCCAGGCATCTGCGCGACGATGACCTTGAGGACCGGATGCAGGACCGGTTCGCGACCGCGCTTGGCCTGATGATGGACGCTTACCCGGAGCGGCAGAATCCGACCGAGTTG